CCGCGACCTGATCGCCGAGAAGGGCCGCGTGGACTCGGCGACCGGACTGCAGTTCCTGGACGAGCAGGTCAACCGGGCGATGAACACGCCGACCGCCGGAGTGCAGCAGGCGTGGGGCGACTGCTACCGCTCGATCCTGGCGGGCACGGTGCGCGAGGTCGTGTTCAGCCCGAAGACGTTCACGGTGGACCAGCTGACCCTCGACCTGGCCGGAGTCGTCGTGGATCCCGAGAGCATGTCGGTCAGCTTCGAGCAGAACCCGCTGCCGTCGCTGAGCCAGCTGTCGTTCAAGATCAAGGACATCAACCCGAGGAGCAAGGTGGCCCGCAAGCAGGAGGCCCTCCAGCTCCAGCAGCAGTTCCAGATCGACCCGGACACCTTCATGCTGTTCGCACTCAAGGAAGGCCTCGACTTCGCGATGTGGACCGACGAGCACCAGTCGGCCTACGAGTCGGTGGTCCGCAACTGCCTGCTGCTGTACGGCGACGGAAAGACGCCGGGCCAGGTGGTGCTGACCCCGCAGACCTCGAAGCCCGAGATGCAGATCCGGGTGCTCAACTCGTTCATGGCCGGACCGACCATGATGGTGGCGTCGGCCGAGGTGCAGAACGCCTTCATCGAGTACCACAAGACCCTGATGGGCTTCATGGGTCTTGTTCTTCCGAACGCCCTTCCCAATCCTGACGATGTGGCTATGCTATCGCAGCTGGATCAGCAGATGGCCCAGATGCAAGGCATGCAGCAGGGCCCGGCGCAGCAGCCCATGCCCCAGATGCAAGGAATGTAAATGGACCCCGACACGCTCATCACGCTCGACGACGGAACCGAGGTCACCCTGGCGGATCTCATGCAGAGCCGCAAGGATCTCAAGGACGCCCTGGAGATCAACGACACGCTGCAGAAGGATCTTGAGGAGGTCGGAACCCTCTTCCAGGCGAACGTCCAGCCCGACCGCCGGGAGACCGCCGTCCGCAACATCCTGCAGAACCTCGGCTACGAGGACGATCAGATCGAAGGCTACATCAGCGCGGCCCGACAGCACTCCCAGCCGCAGCAGGCCCCCGAGGATCCGGACGACGAGGTCGAGGAGATCGACCTTCCGGACCTGGAGGACGACACCGATGAAACCAGTGGGGGGCCCAACGAGGATTCCATGAGCGATCAAGAGCAGCTGAAGCAGGAGCTTGAGGCCCAGCGGGCCGAGCTTCATCGGATGCGGGTGCGCGAGCTCCGCCAGAACCTGAACGCGAACCTGGACCGGGTGTTGAAAAGCAACCCCGAGATTCAGAAGCTAATCGAGAGCGCCCGTTCTTCTCGGGGCGACGAAGGTGTGAATCAGGCGACCCAGACTCTCCGGGCACAGCTGGAGCAGCGGGCGCTTGAGCGCATGCAGTCGCGCCGCGCGTCGGCGGGGACCTTCGAGGACTCCTGGATGTCCGAAGAGGTCGACAAGGCCACCGAGCCCGTGCTCGGTACTTTCCGGTCGGTAATCGGAGACATCGACAAGCTCGGTCGGTCTTCGGAAACGGTCACCGGATTCGATGCGCAGGAGATTCTGCGCAGCAAGCCAGCGCCTGATCCTGAGTACAAGCCGGGAGCCACCATCAGCGACATCGAGTCGCAGGTCAAGAGCTTCGCGAGCGACACCATCAAGCGGGCCCTGGCAACGTCTCCCGGTGAATCCGCAATCTGATCTGAAAGCAGCACACCATGCCATTCGCAACAACTGGGTCGATCTTCGACCGTCAGTCAAATCGCATTCAGGAAGTTCTCAACAAGTCCCTCAAGGTGTTCCTGGCCGGACTCGATCCGGTGTGGCGCGACAACGTCGTCACCAGCCAGGGCATCGGCAACTCCGGCGACATGGGTCGCGACCTCAAGATCACCAAGCTCTTCATGGGCAGCCTCACGGGCGTGATCGAGGCTGGCCAGGGTTTCGGTGACAAGGATCTGTACGGTGACCTCACCGACGCCATGGGCCCGCTGATGCACCTTCAGCAGGCGAACCAGGCGTACCCGAGCCCGCTTGAGGGCCCGAACGCCACCGCGTACCGACTGGCGATCCCGATGCGCTCGCTCGTCACCAACCTGATGATCACCCTCGGTGAGAAGCAGGCCGACGCGACCCCGGCGCTCATCGACCAGGTCATCGCCCCGAAGCTCACGGCGTTCGCCCGCAACATGGCGCACACCCTGTGCAACTACTGGTACCTGAGCCAGAACGAGTCGTACAAGCTCTGCACCGTGAGCGACGCGAGCAGCGCGCAGATCGGTAGCACTGGCAAGTACCGCATCACGTTCCAGCCCTCGAACTTCGCTGTCCACCGCTTCAGCCGCGGCATGCGCGTTGACCTGATCTGGAACTCCAGCGCGGCGTCGGGCGCGGTCACTGGCATGCGTCTCAACGACACGGCTGACCAGCTGGTCTCGACCACGCTGACCCTCACCGAGTCGACCCGTGGTACCCGCATCCAGCTTCTTGTTGAGAACGTGGACCCCCTCACCAACAAGGTCGTTCTTGTTCTGGACGGCAACCCGACCTCTGTTCTTCGCAACGACTCGACCACGGCAGGCACCATCTCGGCTATCACCGAACTCAACAGCAACTGCGATGTCGTGTACGCCAACAGCCACCTGGTCAACAATCAGGGTGGCACGGCCTATACGGGCATTGCGGGCATCAACAGCTGGCTCAAGAACGGCGCTGAGACCGATACGAACGGAACTCGTCTGCTCGGCAACGAGTCGGATTCGACCGACTTCATCGACGTCGCCGAGCGTCCGGAGTTCAAGAGCTTCAAGTACGCGGTCAACGGCGTCCTGACCGAGTACAACCTGAAGCGCTACCTCCAGCGCGTCCACTCGGCGTTCGAGCCGCTCGGTCACACGATCGACACGCTCATCGCTTCGGAAGGCGTTTGGAGCGCCTACGAGTCGCAGAAGATCGGCCAGTACCGGATCGACCGCACCAACCGGGTCGCTTCGATCACGAACGAGGGTCAGGCCGACGGCTTCAGCTTCAGCTTCGAGGGCAAGACCTACAAGGGTCACACCTCGCGCTTCGTCGAGCTTGGGACCATGTACGGCATCAAGCTCGGTGGCAAGAACTGGAAGAAGTACGTTCCGCCGAGCCCGGCCGGAATGTCCAAGATGAGCCAGGCGGATGCCTACATTCCGTTCGAGTTCGTCGCGGGCGCGATCACCGGAACCTCGACCAACCAGCTCCCGGTCTACCTGACCACGAGCACCACTGGTGGCAGCAACGCCAACCTGGTCACCCAGGCGAGCCAGATGCCCGGCCGCATCCGCATGCAGCTCGTGCCGGATCAGCCGAACGGCATGAAGCTCACCGGAATCACCGAGGATCGCCTCTACATGTGATCTTCCGCTGACTGAGCGATACAATGGGGCCACCTCATAAATGGGGTGGCCCCTATTCTTTGGAGTGTTCAATGAGCCAGTCGGAAGACGAGATCACGGTTGCACTTCTCATGGGCACTGAGTTCAAGCCAGATCGCTTTGAACTTGTGCCTCCGTGTCCTTGGCTTGAAACGCTCCGTCGAAAGACGGGGCTGGACAGCCTCTTCGTGTATCGGCATCGAAAGACTGGCAAGTTCGGACTGGCCCAGTGGACGATCAAGCCCAAGGTCTTTGGCCAAGGGGTTGCTGCTGGAACTGAAATCTGCCTCTTCTCGGCTCCTCCGGGACAGAACCCGCCGGATCTGCCGGACATGGAGTGGCTTCTCTGGCGGTGCAAGCCGGAGGACCAGATGATGGATGACATGAAGCGAAAGCGACTTCAGGCCGTGAGCGCCAGGCAAAGCGACTTGCTTGATCGCAAGTCCGCCTTAGACGACATGGAGAAGGTGCTCCGCAAGAGGGGGCTGGATGAGGCCGCCGACAAGCTGAGTCTTGAAGACGTGCCGTCCGATGGGCAGCAGCTCGACGAGATGCGTGAACTGCTCCGCTGGGCCATGAACGAGAAGGTCATCTCAACGGGCTGAACCATGCACTCAACGGGATCCATCATCAAGACGTACTGCGAGAAGGTCCGCCACTACCTGGACGACCCCGACCTCGACGCCAAGTACGACGACAACTACCTGGTCCGCTTCTTCCTGTCGAGCTCGATGAGCGACGTGATCTCGCGCGTCTCGATGATGTCGGACGCCCAGGTCGTGGCCGTGCTGCCGCTCACTGTGGCCGCCGGGACCCAGTACTACCAGCTGCCTCCGCATGTCCGTCAGATCCTCCGGGTCGGCACCACCGTGGCCGACAGCGGCGTGTTCATGGAGGACTTCCATCCCCGGAGCGAGTTCAACGTGTACGGTCCGGGCTGGTCGATCGAGGGCAACATCATCTCGTTCAAGCCCTACCCGACCGAGGCCAAGAACTACACGATCCTGTACGTGCCCTCGGGCGACGTCGCGGTGCACTACGAGAACGCGGCTCACGGAGTCCGCAACGCCAACGGCACGTTCACGCTGCACTCGTCCGGCAGCCTGCTCGGATCCCTCGACAAGCGGCCCAACGCCTACGTCGGCAGCTACATCCGGATCTTCGGAACCAACATCACGGACGAGTGCCAGGTCTCGGCCTACGACGCCGCGACCCGCGTGGCCACCCTGCGGACCACCCCAACGAATGCGGCCGGGTCCTACAGCTACGAGGTCGTTCCGTTCCTGATGGAGCCCATGATCGACGCGATCTCCCTGAGCGCGGCCATGCGCGCGGGAACGGGCCGCAAGATCACGCAGGCCCACATGCAGTCGCTGATGCTGGCGTACCGCCAGGCCATCAAGACCGCCTATGACACCCTGGGCAACATGAACTCCAGGACCGGAAAGCGCTTCTCGGGCGGCACCGTCGACAACAAGAACCTCTACGTGTTCTGATGGCAGAGACCCCGCAACAAGACCTTTCGCGCCGCGAGTTCGAGGCCTTGTTCCCGGGCTTCTCGGCTGCGATGCGGTCTCTCCGGGCCAACGGATTCCAGCAGGTCACGATCCACGAGGGCCAGGAGTTCCCACAGATCCGCGGGTTCGTGCAGACCGGGCCGTCGGTCCTCAGCAGCTACAACAACGAGATCGGCCCCGCCATCCCTGCGATCGACTCGATCAACGGCGACGGCATCGGCGGCGGTGGATACGCAGACCCCGGCGAAGGTGGCGACGGCGGCTCCGGCGGAAACCCAGGCCAGGAGAATCGGTACTCGTGCGTCAACGGCCAGTGCGTCGAGGACCCTGACGGCGTCTACATCGACCTCGTGGAATGCCGCGAGACCGGATGCACCGGAGCCCCCACCGTCGACGACCCCGGAACCGGGATCCCCACCAGCTCCGGGTGCCCGTGTCCGACCACGCCGTTCATGGCCGAGCTC